CTGTTTTCCGGCACCGCCCGCCGGCGGCGGGAAGTTCTTTCCGGTCAATGGAAACCGGGGAAATATGTCCACTTTACCCTGCGGGAGCGCGGCAAGGTCCGCCCCATTGACGCGCCGCACATCAATGACCGCCAGATCCACAAAACCCTTTGCAATAATGTCCTGATCCCGCTGTACGGTCCCAGCATGATCTATGCAAACGGGGCCAGCCAAAGGGGAAAGGGCCTGCATTTCCATTACAAGCTGCTGGAGGACCAGCTACGGGAACAGTTCCGAAAGAACGGGCGGGAGGGCGCCGTGTTCCTGATGGATTTTCACCACTTTTTCCCGTCCGCGCCCCACGCCCTGATCTACCAGCGACACCGGGACCTGATCCTGAACGAACAGATCCGCGCCATAGCGGACACCGTGGTGGCGTCTGTTCCGGGCGGCGTGGGTATGCCCCTGGGCGTGGAGCCGTCCCAGCAGGAAATGGTGGCCCTGCCCTCCAGCCTGGACAACTGGCTGAAATGTCAAAAGTCCATTCACGGCGCGGGGCATTACATGGACGACTATGCCACGGTGCTGGACAGCATAGACCAGGCGGAGGAGATCATGGAGGAAACGATCCGCCGGGCGGAGGCCATGGGCCTGCAGGTCAACCGGAACAAATGCCATATTGTGCCGCTGGACAAGCCTTTCCGCTTTTGCAAATGCAAGTTTTATCTGACCGAAACTGGGCGGGTGATCACCCACGGGGCCAGGGACGGAATGAAAGCGGCACGGCGGAAAATCAGGCTTTACAAAAAGCGGGTGGACGCCGGGGAAATGACCGTCCCGCAGGCGGAGGACCAGCTGCAGGGGCATATCGCCTATTATGAAAATTTCGACGACCACGGGCGGGTCATGCACCTGCGCCGGATCATTCATGCCACATTCAAAGGAGGAGAAACCCATGTATAAGATCACCAGGGACGGGGAAACCGTGGCCATGACCGAGGCCCCCAGCTATGTCCGCAGGGCTGAAAACGGGTGCTTTACCTTGTGCCAGGAGGCGGAGGCGGCGGGGATCGTCCACAACGGCCAGGTTTTCCACCTGCTGGGCCGCCCGGACATGGAGGGCGCGGTGGCCACCGTCATGCTGGAGGAAACCGACGCGGGCAGCGAGATCACCAGGGCGGCGGAAACCGGCGGGATCATGTTTGTTACGCTGGCGGAGGCCGGGAGCATTGACGCCACCACGGCGGCGGAACACGCGGACCTTTTCGCCCCCTGGGCGGTGCCGGTGGCCTATAAGGCCGGGAATATTCGCCGGTATACGGACGGCCAGCTGTACCAATGCCTGCAGGATCACACGTCGCAGGCGGACTGGACCCCGGACGCCGCCCCCAGCCTGTGGAAACGGGTGGCGGACCCGGCGGAGGAGTGGCCGGAGTGGTCCCAGCCGGTGGGCGCACATGACGCCTACAACGCCGGGGACAAGGTGAGCCACGGCGGGAAACACTGGACCAGCAGCGTGGACAGCAACGTGTGGGAGCCGGGCGTGTACGGCTGGACAGAGGCGGCGGAGGTGTAGGCCATGGAGCGGGTGCAATACATAGCGGCCCGGCGGGCGCGGTTTAATGCCATCTGCGGCCCGGTAAATATCCCCTATGGCGCCACCGTGGAGGCCGTGGACGGTTTCCTGGAGCGGGACGGCCTGCGCCTGTGCGCCGCCACCAGCGAAAGCGCCCATAAATATTTCGCCAGGGACAGCGACGGCCACGGGCTGGAGCGCGGCAAACTGACCGCCGCCATTATTGCCGCTGTGTCCAAGCGGGACAAGGGCCACGGGGAGCGGTGGGCAAAGCTGTGGGCGGATCCCATGGCCTGCCGGTACAGGCGGGCGGATCACGCGGATTTTTGGGTGTGGTCCCATGACTTTTTCGAGGCCAACGTGGAGGACCTGCGGCATATTGCCGCACTGATCGGCGTGGGCGCAAAGGGGGCGCGGCGGCGGTGAACCAGGTGGAAGTGATCGCGGCCCTGTGCGCCATCATCGACCAGCAGAATTTGATCATACAGGACCAGGCCACACAGCTGGCCCAGTATGACGCCCTGACCCACGCGGGGGAGATCGCCGCCCTGCGGCAAAAATACGCGGAGGCCACCGGCGCCCCCGTTGAAAAATTGGAGGTGTGAGGCATGAATGAGCAGGAAATGGCGGTAAAGCTGGCGGAGGTGGACGCCCGGAGCAAATCCAACACCCACCGGCTGGATGAAATGGACGAAAAGGTGGACACCCTGAACCGGCTGGCCACCGCCGTGGAGGTCATGGCCACGGAGCAGCGGCACCAGACCGAAACCATGGCGGAGATCAAAACCGACGTGACCGCCCTGGGGACAAAGGTGGACGCCATCGAAAAGAAACCGGGCAAGCGGTGGGACGGCATGGTGGACAAGTTCCTTTATGGCCTGGTGGGTGTGCTGGCCGGGGCGCTGGGGGCTGGCCTGCTTTACCTGCTGACGGTGGCGGCATGACCGGCACCGTGGTGGTGGCCGCGCTGGCCATGGCCGCAGGGACCGCCCTGGGCGTTCTGCTGTGCCGGATCGTGGGGCCGCGCCTGTACCGTCCCCGCCGCCTCCAGCCGGACGGTGGCGGGGACAAGGGGAAAATGGGCGTCATGGACAAGGTGCTGATCCTGGAGGCGGTGATCCTGGTGGCCTACACGGTGGCCGCGCTGGCCGTGTTCTGGCATACAGGGAGCGAACCGGCCACCCTGACCGCCTGCGTGTTCGGCGTCTGCGGGATTGAAAACGGCGTCATGGGCTGGATAAAGACCAGCAAGGAAAAGGCGGCGGAGGCCGCCAAAACAAACGGGAGCGGCCCCCGGGCCGCGCCCATGGACCCGCCCACCGAGCGGGAGGAACCCCCGGACGTGGGCCTGTAAGGGAGGCAGCATACAAATGACAGAGAACCAACTGCGCCAGAAAGTGGCGGACACCATCAACGCATGGGTGGGGGCCACCAAGGGCAGCGCCAAACACCTGGACATTTTGGAGGTATACAACAATTACCGCCCCCTGGCGCGGGGGTACAAGGTCCAGGTGAAAGACGCCTATTGTGCCACCACGGTGAGCGCGGCCTATATCCGGGCCGGGATCGCAAAGTACACCGGGACAGAGTGCGGCGTGGAGAAATACACCATTGTGGCCAAAAAGCTGGGAATTTGGGTGGAGAACGACGCCCACACGCCCAAGATCGGGGACGCCTGCGTGTATGACTGGCAGGACAACGGCGTGGGCGATTGCACCGGGGCCGGGGACCATATCGGGATCGTGACCAAGGTTTCCGCCGGGTCCTTTGTGGTCACAGAGGGAAACATGAGCGGCGGCAAGGTGGGCAAGCGGACCATGGCCATCAATGGCCGGTATATTCGCGGGTTTATCTGCCCTGACTTTGCGGCAATCGCCAAGAAAATGGGCGGGACCACCACCAGCACCACGCCGGGCACCACGGGGGCCTCCAGCGCGGCCAAGGGCACCGCCCACACCGTTGTGGCGGGTGATACCCTGGGCAAGATCGCGGCCCGCTACGGCACCACTGTGGACGCCCTGGCGGCCATCAACGGGATCAAAAACAAGAACCTGATCCGGGTGGGGCAGGTGATCTATTTGACCGAGGCGGCGGCAGCTGTGGCCAAGCTGGCCCGGCTGGGCGTGATCAACTCCCCGGACTACTGGCAGCAGGCCGCCGCGTCCGGCAAGGTCAAGTATTTGGACCGCCTGCTGGTCAAGGCGGCGGAGAAGATCACCAAGGCCGGGCCGCGCTCCAGCACCGTGGCCAACGCCGTGGGTGCCCTGGTGGCCGCTGGCGTGATCGACACGCCGGACTATTGGCTGGCCAATTACAGCACATTCCCCAGCCTGGACGCGCTGCTGTGCGCCCTGGGCGGGGCTGTGAAATAAAAATTTAGGGAGGACATAACCATGGAAACCATTCTGCAGTACATTCCCGCCGTTCTTTCGGCCATCCTGCTGGCGGTGCTGATCCTTATGGTGATCACCAATATCATTGTGGAGGTGGTCAAGAAACTGACCTGGGACAAGGTGCCCACCAACCTGCTGGCCTTTATCGTGGCCATGGCCGTGACCCTGCTGGCGTTTTTCGCCGTGTGCCGGATCCTGGCCGTCCACATTGTCTGGTACATGGTGGCCGCCGCCATCGGCCTGGGCTTTTTCGTGGCCTTTGCGGCCATGTTTGGGTGGGATAAATTCCGGCAAATGCTGGAGCAGATCACCCGCCTGGAGA